TACCATAAAAAACTAAAGCCATTAAAACATCTTCAAAGAATACTTCTGCAGTATCAGGTCTTGCTATGTATTCTAAAAAAAATTGATTTGGTGGTGCATCTTCCATGCTAAACTTAGTTAGTCCATGTAATGCTCCTTTAGAACCTTTACCATCCACAGTACCGCTAATGTCGTAACTGTCACAGCCAAAAGCTCCAATGTGTTCGTTGCCAGGATATTTTGTTCCATTTTTTAATAATACTTTATTTTGTAATTCAACTGGTGGTACCCATGATACTTTAAATCTACCATTTTTGTTAGGGTAAAATATTACTTGCGTATCTTTAATACCGTTAAGCCATTGAAAGCTTCCTTGAGTAACAGATACAATATGATTAGCTTCTTCGTTATAATCTATTTGTTGATATATTTTAGTTAAATTAAATAAGCTATCTTTTGTTTCATCTCTAAAAGCATGCTTTTCAGTTCTTGGAAACTGTCTATAATATTCATTTAACGCGTCTTGATCATGTTTTAATCCTTCAACTTCGTTTTCCCAGTGTTTGATAACCCCTGTCGTAATAGTTGAACCATCAATTGTTTTGATTGGATTTTTTGGAGATGTGAAGACAGGTAATCCATAAGTATCCATGAATCCTTCGTAGTTCCACTCCATAGGTATGAACAAGCTATAGAGTCCAGAAGTAGTTTGTCCGTTTTTATTTCTTTTAGCAACGTCTGAATTGTTGTATAGTTTTTTGAAGTTGTCTCCACCTTTGTCTAAAGCATTTGATGTTGAGCCCATCATACATTTACCTACAATTCTAGATCCTAGACGCAGCGTAGTTTTTGTAACTCTCCAGTTATTTAATATATTATCAGGTCTTTCCCATTTACCACTTTCATCATGAGCTAATATTTTTAGCTTTTCACCATCATAAGAGTTATCACCTGTATTTTTCCAGTCAATAGTTGTATCAAGTCCTTCTAGTTCTGCAAGTTGTTCATTTGTTTCCAGCTTTCTTCTAGTAAGTTTGGATGCCGGAACCCTATATGCCAACTCAGTCTTTGGCCTATCCATACCGTCTGGAATTGGTTTAAAGAAAAACGGATAATTAACGGATATTGGGACAACTTTATCTGTAAACATTTTTTTGGCATCGGCACCAGACTTGGAAAGTATGCCGAATCTAGCATCGGAAGATATTGTAGCTTGGTTGACAAGTTCTGCGCTTGCCATAAAAGAGAATCCAGATCGTCTGTTTTTGAGGTAACACATACCGTAACATCTTTTGTCTGCTTTGCAAGCTTCCCAGAATATAAAGAAGAGTCTGTTTGACTCTCTATATTCAGGTGCTCCAATGTCAATTTTTGACCATTGCAAGTACATATAATGAGTACCAGTAATGTAAGTATTAACACCATTGTTACAAAACCAAAATCCTTCTTCTCGTCTAGTAAATTCATTATCAATATAATCGTACCATTTTTCTTTAAAATCTAATGGGTATTCTTCCCAATCAAATCTACTTTTTATTCTTTGTAGTTCTTTTGGATATTCAAATCTTTCCCAGTGTTGTTCCTCTTGTTTTTTGCTTCGTTTATACGGTTCATCTGCTGTTGGTAAAGCAATGCGGAGACCTTGTATTTCAATAACTGATCCAATTTTACCTGTTTTACTTATTACTACAAAATCATACTCCACATTATAACCATACTCCCACTTTTTATACCTGTTGTTTTTAGCTAATATCTTAGGATTAACAACGTCCTTAACCTCTTTCCAAAGCGCTTGTTCGTAACTCATTTACTTCTCCCCTCTGCGAAACCTCTAAAAGATTTTTGTTCTTTAACTTCTTTTACAGTTCCATTTAGTATATCCTCTTCTTCTTCTATACGTTGAAGTATTTCAAATGCATCCATAATACATAGCTTTTTAGTAGCTGCTGCATTTTTTAATCTATCAGCTGAAACATCTTCACCTGTATCTACTATAGGTTCTTTAGCGACCTTGATCAACTCATCAACCGCTTTTCGCCCAGCTTGGATTATATTCTTTCTCGTCTCCTTTGTTTTCATGAGTTATAGCTATATCATTTGATTTCATACAATACAAACGCTCATTACCTATTATAAACTCAAACTCAGAGCTAGGTGTAAACGTTACAAGTGTTCCAGGTGTTATTCCTATGGCTTCTAAGGAACTATTAGTATATTTTATTATACCAACATTAGGTTGTTCTTTTATAACGTCTAGATTGTCGTTATTTAAAACAGGTTTAACAAAGCAATAATTTAAATGGCATTTGTCATTGTACATATAAATTTGATCTATTGAAGCAAAATATAAATCATCTTTAAAATAAGATGAGCTGTTTCTTTCATTGCCTTTTTGATCATACCATCTTCTAAATAAATTATGATGTACGTAAACTTTATCACCTGGTTTTATTTGTGAGTCGAAAGCAGCTGGCACCGAAACAACAACTGCTTCTTTACTCACGAATCGGTGGTTCTCTATTGTGGTATTAATGATAAGTGTTTTGTCACCTATCTTTCTTATATTGTCATACCTAGCTTTGTAAGGTTTAACAATAAAGTTGTATAAACTTTTCATTAATATTTCAAATCGTACTCTACTGATATTGCCATATTGTTGTTAAACTTTTTCCAAGGCAACACTTCATTGTTTTTAATTATATAAATATTGTACGATTGATCTGTGTCTTCAAATAAAATATCACTAATAGTATGTCCACCGTACACTTCTTGTCCTGTTGAATAATGCATTGCATCATTTTTGTAATCAGAACCTATACTAATCTTCCTTATTACCTTCGACATCTTTATGCATTTTCCACTCTCCAGTAGTAAGATCAATATCTATATGCCCATACTTATCTTGCAACTCTTTCTTAGTGCTATTAATAATTTCATTTGTATCAGCTAAATCATGTAACAAAGCGTGCTTTCTTGACTCTTGGTATCCTATTTCTACTAAGATACTGTTTACTTTATTTTGTTGATCTTGAATTAGCTTTAATTCGTCTGCAGTAATTTTACCAATTTGCCTGCCTTTTATATTACTCATTTTATTTAATTTAATTTTTAATATATGCCCATGAAGAATCTAAAAATACTACTACTTCTTCTGGGTTAAACTTTTCGTCAACTGCTTTTTTGACGTCTGACCAACTGTAGTCGTGGCCAGCGATTATGCCTTTATATTTTAACTTTGGTAAGCATAATTCAATATCTTGTTTTACATCTTCATATTTGTGACTAGCGTCTATGTATATAAATTCAAACTCACCGTGTGAAAACTTAGGCACTTCATCATAGCTATAACCTTGGTGATGGTATACATTATTAAAATATCTTGTATTTTTATTATACTCTGATTTAACTTTTGACCATGTGTAACCAAATTCTTTATTAAACTCTTCAGTACCTTTAAATGGATCAACGCTATGTATTTCACTAAATATACCACTAGCAGCTATCATTTGGGTAGACTCACCCATATAGCTACCTATTTCTAAAGCTTTACCGTGATCAGGTAAGTTATCGCAAACATAATTTAATAAAAATGCAAAGCCAAAAAAATGATTATTTTTAGCCCTTCCACTCATTCTCCAAGGAAGATGAGTGTTAAATCTTTGAGTTATCATTTAGTATATTGCTACTAAATTGGAACCTGATATAACACCTTTTGCTAACATAGGTGCTTTATCTCCTACAACTGTTCCTGGTTGTACTTTTGGGAATACTACATTTTTACCCGCTTCTGTTATTATTTCAACACTTTGTTCTGCATTACCATTGTATATTACAGCCCCTCTATCGTTGGTAGCTAAACCTGGTAGAGTTAAACCATTTGCTAAAACAGTAAGTTTAGCACCTGTTCCGCCACTAGTTGCTGGGTCAAGTGTAATTACATTACCTATGTCATAGCCACTACCTGCTGTTATAATTTCTACAGCTTGTAATGTTCCAGCTGCTGACACTTCAGTTATGTTAACTTGTATACCTGTTCCACCAGAAGGGACAGTTGCACCTACCTGGCCAAGCGTATCACCTACATCTGATTGATCATAACCAGATCCAACAACACTTATATTAACAGCTTCTATTGCTGGTATTCTTATGTTTATTGCACCAGCTACAACTGCTTCAGCATCGTGGCCAAACACTCTTGGTTGAGCCATCATATTTCCTTCTAAACCTCTCATGTTTATTTATTTATTTTTGTTATTTTTTCAGCACCACGACTTCCGAAGTATGCTACATAAACTGTTACCAGTAATGTTTTTAATAAGTTTATCCAAGCATCATCTACGTCAAACTGTAAATGAAACGAATCTACAGCCATCATAAATACTGATGATGCAGTTAAAAATACAAGAGCTAAAGGTCTAGTGTTTTTACTAAGCCAAGAGTCTGACTTCATATCAGATCTCCACCTGCTAGATACTTCTTTCATTTCAGCTATATCTTGCTCTATAAGCTTCATAGCTTGCTCTTTGTCAGCTGGCTTAATCTTACTATCACTTGTTATAAGATTTTTTACTACACCAAGCGTTCCTTGATTAGGTAATATATCTCCTATAGCATCTAATACTTTAGGAGCTTTGCTAGCTAAAAAAGCCCCTACTTTGGTTTCTTTAAATGTTTTCTTATCAGCCATTATCTTCTTTTGTTTTTCTTTAATTTTCTACGTATAGATTTTTCGCCTTTAGCTACGCATTTACTTCCTTTTCTCAAAAAACCTTTTTTACAAGTTGCTTTTAAGTCTCTGATTTTTCCTTTAATTTTTCTTTTTCCACTTCCGTCAAACAGTTTATTTTTGCCTTTTTCGCTTGTGGTGTAAGTGATATTTATAGAAGAATCATCTCCTCCATCATCATCTCCATCGTCAGTAGTTGTTGTTGTTGGAGGTGTTTTTGTAGGTGGATCTTCTTTAAACCTTTCTTGTTCTTCACTAACTTCTACTGTTTCACTTTCAGGTGGATTAAACTTGCCTTCAAATCTAGCTTTTAAACCAGCTGCTGTACCGTGACCTGCTGCTGCTAGCTCTTCGTAAGTTTTTCCAGCTTCTAAAGCGGTTATCATAGTTTTATCATAACCAGCTCCAGCTTTACCTCCACTAATAGCAGCTTTAATTCTAAATTGTGGTTTTGAATCACTTTTGCTTTCACCTTTTCTATATCTAACTTCTCTTTTAGGATCATTAGGATCTGGCTGCCATGGTCCCCACTCTCCCATTTTAACACCTTGAGAAGTATCATTACCACTTACATCAGTATCTCCTTTTACTTTAGGATCATCACCTTCTTTAGTTTCTAAATTAAAACCTCTTCCAAATTTCTTAACCATAGCTGAACCAAAATTTTCAGACATAGAAACAGTCTCATCATCTTGACTTCTCATTGGCTTACCTATTTCTCTAAATGCAAAAGCAAAATTACCAGCTTCAACTTTGTTAGCTCTATCTAGTTTATTTTTCTTTGGCCTCATATCTATTTGAGCCATTGCTTCACCTGCTTTATAAGCTGGAGCTTCCCAAGGTAAATTTCTATCGCTTTCGTTAAACTCAGATCTAGGTGTTCTTTTCATACCTTTACCATCCATGTTGTGGTATACAGCTTTATCATCATAAGCTAATTTACCATCCATCATTTTTCTTAAATGATCATCTTCGTGAGATTCGGCCATTTTTCTAAGCTTAGAATTTCTAGGTATATTTTTGTTAACAATCATGTTACCATTATCATTAGCTCTAGCTACTAAACCACTACCATCTGGAATATTATCAGGTGTAAATGGAACTTCATATCTCGCTACAGGATCTATCTTTATTGGTTGTCTTAATTTAAAAGCCATATCTTATATTATTTTAGGAACTTTAATTCCGTTAAGTAATTCTTTACGGCCTTTACAACCGCAACCTCCTGGTATTTTATCAGCTAATTTTTTAATGCCTGTAGCTTTAGTAAACTTCTCTACTACATCTCCTAGTCCAACTGTTTGCATAATTACCATTTTACTTTGTCAGCCCAATAGGCAGCTGACATTTTACCTTTAGCTATATTTTTAGCATGTCTTGCTTTAAAGCTTTTTCTTTTTGATTTCATTTTAGCTGACTCACCTTTTTTAGGTTTGCCAGCAGTTCCAGATACAGAGTTAACTTTTTTACCCTGTTGTCCAAATCTAATAATTTTTTCTTTACCACCTTCACAAGCTTTTACTATATGAGACTTAGTTCTATGAGTAGGTGTTCTACGCGGCTTATTGCAAGCTAAAGTTTTTTTATCAACCTTACCTGACATTGCTGGTGCTTTTTCACCTTTTTCATTTCTACTAGCCCATACGGCTTTTCTTTGTGCAGCGCTTTTAAAACCCATTACCACTTTTTCTTTTTAGGAACTTCTACTTCCTTAACTATAACAGTTGTTTTAGGTTTTCTATTTTTTAGTTCCTCTAGTTGTTTATTAAGTTCTTCTAGCTTTCCATCTGCTTCAGTTCCGTCTTTCACTAAACTAGAAGTAATTTTAACTTCTTCTTTTAATATATCTTGAGTAGCTTCTAATACTTCAACTTGATCTTTTAGTTGTATTATCATTTTCTCATTCCACTCTTCTTTTAGTTCATACTCTAGACGAGTGACTTCTATAGGTGGTAATTTTTTAGCTTCTTCAATATCTGCTTGTAGTGTATAGTACATACCTACAAAAGAGGCTGTAACCATTATTATTGCTACTACAGTTTTTAAGTCAAGTTGTATGTTTGTATTTTCAGAGATCTTTGTACTCATTAGTTGCGTCAAATGATGGGCATGCTTTATTAGCAAACTCATTGTG